TATGTAGGCGTGTTTTGAAGGTGATGCGAATGGGCGGGGGCTGGGAAGGCGCTGAGGCGCGCTAGTTTCGTGGGTGAGGAAACGAAGGCATGGCGGTGAGCCGAGCGGGCAAATCAGCGTCGAAGACGTCGAAGAAGAAGACGGCAGGCAAGGGAGGGGCGCGCACCAAAGCTAAGGCGAGGCTCGTGAGGAAGGTCATTGCAGACATCGAGAAGAAAATCGAGAAGAACGAATTGAAGCCGACGGTGGGTGACTTCATTCGGCTCGTACAGCTCGAGAAAGAGCTGCAGGATGAGGAACAGCCGCAGGAGATCAAGGTTTCATGGATCGAAAGGGACGAGAAGGAACATGCATCCGAGGAATAGAGTACAACGCGCTTCCTTCTCAGGCCAGGTTTCATGTGTCTGCGGCGCGGTTCAAGGGGTTCTCGGGACCGATTGGATCGGGTAAGAGCCAAGCGCTGTGCCAGGAAGCGATCAAGCTGAGCTACTTAAATCCGGGACGGGTGGGGTTGCTGGGCGCTCCGACGTACCCGATGCTACGGGACGCGACGCAGAGCACTCTGTTCGAGATTCTGGAACGGAACAAGATTCCGTACGAGCACAACAAGGCCGAGAACACGCTGGTGATGCGAGACACGCGGTCGAGGGTGCTGTTCCGGCCAGTGGACGAGTTCGAGAGGCTGAGGGGCACGAACCTGGCGTGGTTCGGCGTGGACGAGCTGACGTATTGCCAGGAGCAGGCGTGGGTGGTGCTGGAAGGCCGGTTGCGGGACCCGAGGGCGACGCGGCTGGCGGGGTTCGGAGTGTGGACGCCGAAGGGGTACGACTGGGTGTACCGGCGGTTCCTGTCGGATCCGGTGGAAGGGTACGAGGCGATCGTTGCGGCAGCGTTCGAGAACCGGTACCTGCTGGAGCGGGTACCGGATTTTTACGAGCGGCTGAAGCGCAGCTACGACGAGAAATTCTACGAGCAGGAAGTGCTGGGGCAGTACCTGAACCTGAACGGCGGGCTGGTGTATCACGCGTTCAAACGGTCGGAACACGTGGCGGATCTAAGCGTCGATCCGGCGCTGCCGTTGCTGTGGGCGCTGGACTTCAACGTGGACCCGATGTGCTCGCTGGTGGCGCAGATCAAAAGTGGGACGGTGGCGGTGATCGACGAAATCGTCATCAGCCGGGCGAGCACCGAGGAAGCGTGCGAGGAATTTCATGCGCGGTTTCCGAAGCACGGAGCGGGAATTTGTATCTACGGGGACGCCACTGGGGCCCGGTTACAAACGTCCGGGACGACGGATTACCGGGTCGTCCGGGAGTTCTTCCATCGGGAAGGTTACCGGAACGTGAGTTACAAGGTGCCGAAGTCCAACCCGCCGGTGCGGGAACGGACGGCGCTGGTGAATGCGAAGTTGAAGTCGGCTTCGGGGGAGAAACAGCTTCTCGTCAATCGTAAGTGCGGGGAGCTGGTGAAGGACCTGGAAGAGGTCAATTACAAGCCGGATACGGGCGTGATCGACAAGGAACGGGACCCGCGGCGGACGCATCTGTCGGATGCGCTGGGCTACCTGGTGTGGCAGGAGTGCCGGCCGCAGGCTCCGGTTGGAGAGCAGACGCAGCGACTGCTGTGAGGGCGTGCAGAGAGGGACGGGATGGTGAACATCGATCGAGAGCATCCGGAGTACAGGGCGCGCAGAGGCATGTGGCGGATGTACCGGGACCTGTACGCGGGCGGAGAGCAGTTGAAGGCGAACGCGGCCGAATACCTGTTGTGCCGGCAGAAAGAGCCGGCGGATGTGTACGCGGAGCGGCTGAGCCGGGCATTCTACCAGAACTACATCGGCTCGATTGTCGACTGGTATGCGGCGACGCTGTTCAGGCGGGAGCCGATGCTGAGCTTCACCGGGGACAACGAGGCAGGCAAGAAGTTCTTCTGCGATTTCACCGAGGACTGCGACCGGCGGCAGACTGGGCTGAGCGATTTCTTCCGGCGGCAACTGGTGGACGCGCTGGTGGCTGGGGCGAGCCACACGCTGGTGGATTTCCCCCGGGTGGCGGGGCGGCCGATGAACCGGGCGGAAGAGGATGCGATCGGGGCCTCGCGGGCGTATCTGGTGGATTACCGGCCCGAGGACCTCATCAACTGGAGCTACGACGAGGAAGGGAACTACGAGTGGGTGGTTCTGCGGACGTCGCGGCTGACGCCGGGCAAAGTAAACGACCAGGCGTGGACGAACGAGACGCGGTGGCTGTACTACGACAAAGAAGAGTACCGGATTTTCCGGGCGCGGGAAGAAGAGGGACGGCAGGGCCGGATCGCGGTGGCGGACGAGGGGCGGCACGGGCTGGCGGGGCAACGGCGTGTTCCTCTGTTCACGACGAAAGTGACCGAGGGGCTCTGGCTGATGAACAAGGCCGCGCTGCTGCAACTGGAGCACTTCAACAAGTCGAATGCACTGTCGTGGGCGCTGACGATGGGCTTGTTTGCGATGCCGGTGATTTACTCGGAGCGCGAGTGGCGGCAGATCATCGGGGATTCATATTACATCCAACTGGGGCCAGACGACAAATTCGGGTGGACGGAACCGCAAGGACACGTATATCAGGTTGCGGTGGAAAACCTACGGCTGTTGAAGGACGAGATGTACCGGGTCTGCTACCTGATGTCGCAGGCGATCGACACGCAAACGCCGCAGTCGGGGCTGGCCAAGCAGCGCGATTTCTCGGTGACGAACGAAGTGCTGCGGGGGTACGGGGACGCGATCAAAGACACGATCAAGCGCGTGCTGCGGGCGATCAGCGAAGCGCGGCAGGACGGGCTGACGATCGGGGTTTCGGGGCTGGATGAGTTCGACGTTGGAGATTTCAGCGCCGAACTGGACGACGCGCGGCGGTTGCTGGATCTGGGGATTGCATCGCCGACGTTGCGGAAAGAAGTGTTCAAGAAGCTGGCGTCGAAGTATCTGTGCGACACGCGGCAGGAGCTGAAGGATCAGATTGCGCGTGAGATCGAGGGGGCGGCGTAGGGCCGCCGGCGGAGAGCGGAGATGGACGAACAGAAAGAGACTTTGGAAGCGACAGGCGACATCCGGACAATCGTGCAGCAGACGATTGAGGAATTCGTGAGGAAAGAGCAGTCGAAGTCGGAGCCGGCGTACAAGGCGGAACTGGTCGAGGAACGGAAGCGGCGGGAGCAACTCGAGCGGCGCCTCAACGAACTAGTGGAAGAGAACAAGCGGAGCCGCCAAGTGGCCGAGGAATCCGAGCGGGCGTCTTCGATCCGCACGGAACTGCAAAGGCTGGGAGTCGCGAAGGTGGAGGTGGCGTTCAAGGCAGTGAAGGACGACATCTACCGGACGGAAGACGGGCGGCTGCTGGCGAAAGGCGACCAGGGCGACGTAGGGATAAAGGAATACCTTTCGCATTTCCTGAGCGAAAATCCGGAGTTTCTTCCGGCGCGGATCAGCGGGGGTTCGGGCGCGGTAGCCGCGCACAAGCCGCCGGCTGCCGGCGGCGGGGGAGTGGACCTGGACAAGATCCGGGTAGGGATGAGCGCGGAGGAATCCGAGCGAGTCCGGCAGGAGATTGCGCGAATTGCGTCGCAGACGCTGCGGGGAGCGTGAGAGCGGATCGAGGAGACCGCTACCTGACGGTCGCGTCCAGAGGAAGCGATCGTCGCAGACTGAGAAGTAAGTAAGAGGAGAAATGAATGCCAGCTATAACTTCAAGTAACGTGGCGAACGCGATTGTCAAGCTGGTGGCGGTGGATGCGCTGCCTTGCCTCATGGGCAACCTCGTGATGGGGAACCTAGTGAATCGCGATTTCGAGCCGGTGCTGGCCCAGGCGGGGGATACGGTCAACGTACCGATTCCTCCGACGCTGGTAGCCAACAACATCATTGAAGGCGGCACGGTGCAAACGCAGAACCCGAACCTGGGGAACGCGCAGATCGTGCTGAACACACACGCAGAAGCGACCTTCCTGGTTCCGGACGTGACGAAAGTGCTCGCGGTGCCGGACCTGCTGAAGCTGTACATGCAGCCAGCGATGGTGGCTCTGGCCGAGAAGATCGAGACCGACTTGCTGGACAAGTACGCCAGCTTCAACGTCAACACGCCGGTGGGCACGGGCGGAACGCCGATCACCGAGGGCGTGGTGGACGCAGCGGAAACAGCTTTGTTCGAGGCGAAGGTGCCGGCGAGCGAGAAGAAGTTCCTCGTGGTCGACGCGAACGCTTACTCGGCATTGCGGCAGATCCCGCGGTTCAGCGAGTACGACAAGGCCGGCGACGCCGGCTTGCAGGCGCTGGTCGAGGGGAAGGTTGGGCGGATCAAGGATTTCTTCGTTTTCCGGTCGCAATTCGTGCAGAAGACGGGTTCGCCGGTTACGACGCACAACCTGGCGTTCGCTCGCAGCGCGCTGGGTCTGGTTGTGAGACGGTTGCCCCAACCCCTGCCGGGGACGGGCGCCATTGCGGAGTACGCCGAACTGGGCAACTTCGGGATGCGCGTGATCATGAGCTATCAGCCGAACACGCTGGCTCAGCAGTTCACCGTCGATGTGCTTTACGGCGTCGGCGTGCTGCGCAACGGTTTCGCGGTGCAGGTCGAGAGCTAGGCCTGAGCCTTCAGAGTAAGAGTGAGTTCGGGGCCCCAGTGGAAACGCTGGGGCTTCCGGCCTTTTTGGGGGGGGAGCGATGGATCTGAAAGTCTACTACCAGAAACTGCGGAAGATCGAGGCGGGGATCGCCGACGGGGATGTCGTTGTGGTGAGCCTGGAGACGCCGGACGGGGGCCGCGCCGGGGTGCGGGTCGAAACGCCCCGCAGCATCGCAGCGCAGTTGATCGTGGACGGGCGGGCTCGGCTGGCGACGCCGGAGGAGAGCAAGGAGTTTCGCGATCGGACGGCGAAGGCGAAGCACGCGTTCGATCAGCAGGCGGCGGCGAGCCGGATGCAGATCACCGTGGTTTCGGAGGCTGATCTGCGGGCGTTGCGCGGGCCCGTGCGGGGCGGCGCGGGGACAGAGGCGGAGCGGCGTTAGGAGCGGTTCGGCGGCGGGTTGTTACGCCGAGGCATTTTGCGAGGGTGGTGCGATGGCGCTATTCACGGATGGGGCGGTGTCGGGGATTGAAGACTTGATGGGATATGAGT